GTATTTTATTATCAGATTTAAACCCAGTCAGCACTCCATATGATATGCCATTGTCCTCACACCAATTCACACAATTCACCATATTCTTAGACTCTCCGCCAGAACTCATGATGATTACAAGAGTATCTTCCTCCACATAATACTCTAAGAATTTTTGATATGCTTTCTTATATCCAAAGTCATTTGAAAGCATAGTAATCATAGAAGGGTCAGAGAGAATTGAAACTCTCTTACCTTTAAACTTCATGTAGTCCTGAGAAATATGAGATGCGACACTACTGCTCCCACCATTACCCAAGATAATAATTCTTTTGTAAATTTTAAAAGCTGCTTCAAATCTTAGAAACTGTTCTTCCATGTGAGCGCACTTAAGCACATCAACATATTCCTTAAATGGATTCGCCACAGACACCATCATCAGTCACGTTTATTTTAACACTATCAAGTCCAACAGTCAACGTGTTCTTTTCCGAAAATGTCAGAAAGAACCCACCGTTTCCAGCACCACATAATTTGTGCGATAAGACCGTAGAATTATTTACTAACTCATTATCGATATATTTAATCTTTTCGTTCTCGGTAATAATAGAACTTGTTTCTTTTTTCTGCTGCCATGCTTCATCTAACAGATTAAAGAACTTATAATAATCACCATCAATAATTTTCTCATGGGCAGAATCAACAACATCAAGCATTGGTTTTACTTTATACAAGTTGTCAGTAACACTCTTGAGAACTCTCTTTGAGTTACGAGTAACACCAGTAAAAACAAGATGCATATCAAAGTTATCGAAAATATCTACTGGCAGAAACTCATGCTTGATTCGATAATTATCCATGAATTCAATTCTTTTGAATCCACCGATACCACAACCATAAGGATCCTGATAACCACAGTATGGATTAAAAGACAACTCTAGTTGATGCGCCAACTTGCATATATCAGTTTCTGTTTTTTCAATCCCACAAAAAATACAACAGGCTTTAATCAGACTAATGATGTAAGAGGATGAAGAAGCAAGTCCACTGCCCTGCGAATATGCATCACTAGTAAGAGTTACCTGCACTGGGGGCATATCAAAATGCTCCAGCACAACTCTAACAACATCATTCTGGATCTCGTCAATAGATGAGACTTCTTCTCTTCGAGAGTAGTTAACAATATACTTGTGCTGATCTTTGTTGAATCCAAACTTATCCTGACTGATAGTCACATAAGTTTTAAGATCTGAAGTAAAACTAATGACAGAACCATACCCATACTTCTCTACAAAATATGGGTTATCTGTAGATCCTCCAAACAGAGATACTCTAAGAGGACAAGATGCAATGATCATTTCCAGCACCTATATTTGTGCAGATATTTTTGATTTGAGTAATATTCAACTAACTGATCTTTATTGCATCCCTCAAGATACTGCCAAAGATCCCAGTTATGTTGCCAGTAGGGGTGCTGAGACATTGATTGTGGGTAGGAGTTCATGCCTCTTGAGTGCTCTAAGTGACAGATATGATTCTGGAGTCTATGCACTCGATATCCCATAGTCCTGAACCGATGGCCTCTTTCATAGTCATCAGGAGCAGAACCCATGAAGTTTTCATTCTCCATTCCTGCCTCAAAATAAACCTCTCGACTTAGGAACTGGACCCACCCTTCACCAGCGTTATCAATCCAAGATGCATCTTGCAAGATCTTAAAATCAAAATCTTCATTCAAGAAATTAGAAACAACCTCATCTGTTGCTCTCACTCGATACTGCCATGGACCTTCCCCATAGGGGTAAACCATATCACATTCATCTTCCATGATCCTACGATATGCTTCAAGATACACTTGAGGATCAAAGAGAACATCAATATCATAATTCACAACAACCTTAGTGGTTGTCTGAACTAGCATTTCATTTAAGATCTTTTCTCTAAGGAACAGAGGATCTTCAGACTCTTCAAAGATATGTTTGATGCAACTTACATCTTCACAAAACTCTTCAATCTGCGGAAGAGCCTGCTCTTGAAAAACAGATTTAGTATCTACTTCTTTGACAATAATATTAGTATCAAAGTTAGATACCAAGAAACAAAGTACAGTGATTACATTTCTAAGTCTATCTTCTGACTCAATGCGAATCGGAATGATAAACGTACAATCCTTAAGATCATTCTTCATAATACAACCCAGTCCTCAAGATACAAGTCTTTGGTATCGTTGTTTGGATATGCAGGACCAAACCACATCTTCGGGGCAACTACCTTGCCTCTTCCGTTCTGCAACCATGCACCCCACCAACTCATAGAACTATTAGCGATTATAGCACCAGAACAGAGAGACATCAAGCAAAGATCAAGATATGGTTCATATGATCCATCAGCATACTTATCTTCCGGAACTGACACAGCAAAACGATCCGAAGCAAAGAACTCTTGTTCCTGAACCCAGTCAGGGGAATCAGAGCATACAACGACAGGAACATCCTCAGGAAACTCTTTGAGTGCCTTCTCGTAATACTCAATAGGTTGTGGTGGATGCTGAGATGCACACTCCGTATATGCCCACTTGAATCCACGAGGATCAACGAGATTAGGATCACCCCTACGAACATGTAAGAAGATAGGAGCAGTATCAAAAGATTCAATCATCTCCTTACATGGATTAAGGATGTAGTCATGAAAAGTATATTCACTAAGAATCTCATCCTTTATATTCTTAAAGTATTTTTCACTTTGGAAGAATCCCTGAAGGCTGACATTATCAGGGCAGAGATTAAGGAGATCCTCATCAAAATGAAAATATCTTTCTCCAACTACAGGAGCATGATTATTATCAAGAAATCCTCTGTTACTGGATTTTACCGAAGGCATAGTAAATGCCTCATGTAAACTATAGTTTTCAATACCTTTGTGTGATGTAGGTGGAATACACCACTGATATCCTTTATTGGCAGCAATACCCCTAAGTGTAGCGTATTCAAACATCTGGTTACCCAGTCTGCCCATATTACCAAGATTATTAAATCCAATCATTTGTTCAACCTCTGTTTAACATAGTCTTGTTCTTTACAATAATTTGAAATAGATTCTGCGGATTGAGTTCTTATCCAATTCCACAATCTCTGATTCTCTTCCCACAGTGGATTTGAGAACCAAGAATCATTAGTTCGTGAGTGCTCTAAATGATAAACATAATCATTCACTCTACCAACTCGATTTCCCAAAATACTAAGTCTATAGTAAAACTCAGAATCTTCAGGGCCCCATGCATGAAAGTTTTCATTCATCATGAAAGAATTTATATAATTTTCTCTACGAACAAATTGACACCAACCAATAGTTGAGTTACTCAAAGATGAATTTGGATGCAAAGATGTAACATCCATATTACTCTTAATAAACTCAGAGAAAACATCCTGATTATATCCTACTGCTACTTGATAAACTCCACACCCATAAGGATAGACTGCATCACAATCTCCATTTACAATAGCATTATATGCTTGATGGTAACTATTTTCTGGCAACAATACATCCGTATCATAGTTACATACCACTTCCGTATCAGAACGTAGCAGCATGTCATTCAATACTTTTGTTTTATGAAAGTATGGTTCAATCTGCTCATCAAAAGTATAATCTAAACGATGTGAGATAGGTCCAAATCTTTCATTAATATATGGCATTACCAGTTCGGTAAATCTGTTTACCTTGTCATGCTCCTGTACCATGACCTTGGCATCAAACTTAGATAGAAGATAAGTCAGAACTGTTTTAAGATTTCTTACTCTATCTTCTGATTCAAGTTTTACAGGAATTAAAAATGTTAGATTCATGAAACTGGTGGAATTGCAGTAGGATCGTTATGGACTTTTACCCATCTATCTGGTATTAAATCTTTGGTATCTAAATGTGCATTTGCTGGGCCATACCAAGGATCAGGTGCAACAACTTTACCAGTGTCACCTTGCAACCAGGCACCCCACCAAGACAGAGAGGAGTTAGCAATGATTGCACCACCACACAGACTCATCAAACAAAGATCAACATATGGAATGCTAGCACCATCACCAAAGACTTCTAGAGAAGAATCAGAGAAATGGAATCGGTCACCCTCTAACCATTCTTGTGTCTTACACCATTCAATTAAATCAGAGACAACAATTACATTCTTATCTTCAGGGAACTGCTTAAGTGCTTCGATGTAATACTCTGGTTTACACAATGGATGAAACTCTTGCAGCATTTGATAGGACCATTTTTCTCCTCTACGTCCAGTAATATTCGGATTGCCTCGACGAACATGAAGGAAGATGCAATTATCTCTACCACCAATACTATCTACAAACTCTTTACATGGATCAAGATACCCTTTCACAAAGGTAAGATCTTTTCTCACTTCTTCCGTCACATGCTCAAAATATTTTTCAGTCTGATATATTCCTGAATAATTGGTATTATCTCTACACTCATCAAATAGTTCTTGACGGAAGAGAGTATCTCTGCACTCTAGGGTAGGATAGTTACCTTCACCAGTCTGTGTACATCCAGACAATTCAAAGCAATCAAACAATCCATAGTTATCATACCTAGGAGCATCTGGGCCTGGAATCATCCAATCGGTATTGCACTTTGCTGCCATACCACGCATGAAGGCATACTGAAATAGTTGATTACCCAGTCTACCTTCATTACCAAGTCCATTAAAGGATATTGTCATAGTTTATTTTTCCCAATTTTGAATAATCCAACGATCAGGCACAACGTCTGATGTGTTCAACTCTGCCATTGCAGTTCCAAACCACTTCCTAGGGTTAGGTGCAACAATCTTTCCTCTATCGTTTTGCAACCAAGCACCCCACCAACTGTAAGAACTATTAGCAATTATACCACCAGAACACAAAGTCATCAAGCATAAGTCAACCTGAGGTAATAATGTATTCTGCATTTTACCAGTCCCATCAATAGTTTTATATTCATAGCGAGAGTTGCTTTCATTAAACATGAAACGATCAGATTGAAAAAACTCTTGCTGTTTGCACCACTCAATATCATCAGTGAAAACAAAGCACGGAGTATCTTCTGGAAAATGCTTCAATGCATCTTCAAAGTAACTGATTGGTAAGATAGGGTGATACTCTTCTCTACCGATGGCATCACTTCTCCTGATGTGAAGAAAGATTGGAGGAGTATCAAGACTATCAATATACTCTTTGCATGGGTTAAGATATCCATCATTGAACTGAAAATCTTCAAGGATCTCATCTTTAATGTGATCAAAATACTTTTCAGTTTGAAAGTAACCATTCAAATTAATATTATCAGGCAATACGGTGAAAAAATCTGGTATGAACTCATGTCCAGTTTCTTGCACTGAATTACCATTTACAAATCCAATATTGTCCGGGGTTACATTCTTGAGTTTGAATGTTTCAAACAATCCATAATTATCTTTATGATCATAGTCTTCCGGTGGTATACAGAATTCATAATCATTCTTTGCAGCGATACCTCTTAAGGCTGCATATTGAAACATCTGGTTACCCAGGCGTCCGTTACTACCAAGTCTGTTGTAACCAATCATAATTCAATCCAAATAACATCTTCTTCTGGAACACTCCATTCAATCCTACTATCACATTGATGTTCAACAATGTTATCAACAACATAAACTTTATATCCTCTATCAAGGAGACTTAGACACAGTTTATATTGCTGACTCTCTGTTATTATATCAGTGCCTCGTTTATACGCAACACTATCAAAAGCAAATGGCAAATGCTTCTTATTCATTTTAACATAGTAGTCAAGCAAAAAACTATTATGCTCATGATTGAATGAATCTGTTACCTGACCTAGATTATATTCTAATCCAAGTTTACTAGCACATGCTGCAAATGCCCTGTTGTCCCTAGGTAAACAAGGGCCACCAAATCCAAAACCAAATCCCAGATACTTATGTCCTACTCTACTGTCTGAACCAATTGCATCCAATACATTATCAATCTCATCACCCATACCACTCTTGTGCATTACCTGACCAATCATATTGGCGTATGTAATCTTAGTGGTGAGATAACAGTTGACTGCCAACTTGACAAGTTCTGCTGCTTTCCGACTCATCACATAGACATTCGGTGTCTCAACCTGAATGTCATCATAAATTTTTTCAATGTCCTGGATGTGCCTACCACTACCACCAACCAGAACCATATCAGCGTGCTCTAAGTCTCTAATAATAGAACCCTGTGCAATAAACTCTGGGTTATAGTATACGTCCACACCATAGGGTCTCAGATGATTCTGGAAGTCATCACAGTCACCTGGATTAGTAGTACAACCGATGACTAAACTTTTATTAAATGCATCTGACTTGCATTTTTTAATATCTTTAATAATTTGACGAATACAACTGATATCATAACTACCATCAGGTAGCGAAGGGGTAGCAACAAATGTGTAGATAAGGTCACACTCTTTAATCACATCTGTATTATTATTGACAAAAGTAATATTCTTAGACTCGGATAAAAGTTTACTAACCTGTGGTTCTGATGTTTTAATTATACCAGAACGTAGGTTACTAACATAGTCCTCACGAATATCAGAAGCAATGACTTCATATCCTGCTTTGTCTAGCAGTAGAGCAAAACAGATACCCAATCTGCCGGCTCCCAACAATCCAATTTTCATTTCAGTTTAGCAGTAATTAATAGATGCCATCCAAGTTTTCTCTCAAGGATACCAAACATTTCATCTGGCATTTCAGCAAACCATGGTTGCTTTACATATTCACCTTGCTTGTATGGTTCAATTTGATAGGGGAAAATATGGTCTTGTTCAATAGATAAAACTTCGTATCCATCAAGTAATTCCACCACCTCTTCCTTAGTATATGTATTAGCAATTGGACAACCGTATTGTGCTTCTGGTTGATCAAGACCTGCTTCAATCATATAGTTTTTCCAAGAGTTCTTTGCGTAAAGCATAATCTTGAGAGTGCTGTCCTCATTCATATACTTTTTAATCTCAGAAACAATTCTTTCTGGATGTGGACTATGATGAATCACACCAAAAGAATAAATTAAATCATAAGTTTGAACAGGAACAAAAGAAGAAAGTTCTTCTGCATTGCCACAATAAAATTTTCCTGACTGTTCATAAACATCAAATCTTTTCTGAGCAAGTTTCATACTCTCTTCAGACAATTCGACCCCAGTATACTCTGCACCATACGTTGCAAAATTAATACCAACTGTTCCTAATCCACATCCAATCTCAAGAACCTTCTTTTCATTCCACTTAGAAAATTTACTAAAAGGAATGATATGTGGTTCTGCAATAAACTTCTTTCTTGACACCTCATCAAAGTATTCTTTAGTGCCGATTTCTTTCTTAGAATGCTTTACGTTACAAGGACGGTCATTCCAAAACTTTTTTACTTCTTCAATA